CATCACCTGTTCTGAACCTTAATCCACCTAACATTAATTCTCTTTGTTGTAAGTATGCATTTAAAACATTAGCCACAGGTAAATCTTTTACTTTTACACTACGACCATCAGGTAGCTTAACTACAGTATCTGCTTCATTCTTTAACATACGCTTTAATTCGTCCATTTGAGAATCAATAGGCACAGCACTTATAGACGGGTACTCTTTTATCTGATATACGTCTGCTAGCTCTATAACGCCCATTTTAAACAAGTTATCTCTAGCTGTAGCATCTAGTGCCATGTTAGGATTTTCATACAAATTACGTCTTAAATTTTCTTTAGCTAAGTTAAATAGTCCTGTTTTGTATCCATCTTCATACCACTCATCTAAACTTCTAGCTTTTCTAGCACCTGTAATAAATGCGTTAGTATATGCTGTTAAATAAAATTCATCAGTAGGTGCATCAGGAAATAACCAATATGCAACATTAGGATGCTTTGCAAATAAATCAGGATTAGCTGCAGCAAAGAATGTACCTTTCTCTGTATATGATGTAGGAACATTTTCTCTAGATTTAGAAGTAGTTAATGCAACAGGATTAAATCCAAACTGTTTTATAAACCAATCTGTAGCTCTTAACTCATCGCCATCATATCTAGCTAACGCTCTGTAGTATGCATCACTAAACAATGTAGTTTCAAACCATTGTGGGTTTTCTTCTATCTCATCAGGTGTTAGATGTAATGCTGCACCCGGTGCTGTTGTCTTGTAGTCATACTTAACAAATGCCTGTGTAGGTAATACAAATTGAGTTGCAGCTCTATACAGCACAATATTTCTAGCACCTTTTTTAATTCTATCTAATGATTTAGCTTGTAGTTCAGGTGTAGAGTCATCATACAATCCTGTATCAAGATGTACCTGCATAACTTGTATCATTGTATCTTCAAATAATTTTCTTTTTTGTGGGTCATCACTATATATAGATTGTATTTTTCTTACCCAACCCGGTAAAAATTGTGCTGATATTTCATCAGGTCTTCCAAATGGAAATATAAGTTTTTCCATATCAGTATTTAATTCTGCCGGTGGCAACATATAATTTATAGGTACAGTTGCTAATGGTCCTAAACCTAGACCTATACCACCTGTAATCATATTTAATCCTTCTAATCTAGAAGGTGTTTGAACTCTAGCTTGTACATCACCAACTTGTTCATCACTATTACCTACTGACCATTTAGTAAGTAATCTATCTCCAAACTGTGAGAAGTTATAAAATTCTTCTCCTGTTTGTGGGTCTGTATAAATAAATCCACTTTTCTTTGCACCGTCAATACCCATTTGTAAGTAACGTGGTATAGCAGGGTTTTTAGATAGCAACTTTTTCCATGTTCCTAATACTTCGATATACACTTCAGCGAATGGAATAAGGTTACGTAGTATCTCAGATGTTACATGTCTTTTGTTTAAGTCATACAACAAGTGTTGTGTTTTAGTTAGAGCTTGTGCTTTAGCCATGTTATCTACATTTACAATATCACTATCTAATAAAGTAACTTTATAATTACCTGTTTTTTGCTCAGCAATACCTTTCTTAAGTTTCTTACCAAGACTACCTTTCATAACATTAGACTTGTATGCCATACGTGTTACTTGGTCACGTAATGCATTATCCATATGTGGTAACAAGTCAGCTATTTCGTCCCAATAAAATTGCCTAAAGGCAGGTGAACGTGACAATTGATTTGTAGGTCTTGACATAAATACATCAAATAAACTTTCCCAAGCTTTGTCTAATGAGTCACCCCACCCGTGTGATACATCGAATCTTTGTAATTTTACAGTAGGTGGTCTATTAGGAATTTTTTTTGTACCTAACCATTTTGAAAATAATTTATACGCTTCTTGTGATTCACCTTCACCAAGATTAATAATATATTCTTTTTGAGTAACAGGATTAACCATATCTCTTAATGTAAATTGTGATATTAAACCACCTTCTTTAGGAGAAGCACCTAAGAAATCTTGAATAAGTTCTCTGTCACCTTGTTTAGTAATACGATAAGTAAATGCATCATTAATCCATTCTTGAGGATTTATTTCTTCACCCATTCCATATACACGACCGGTAGTTGTATTTACAACTTCATATGCACCACCTGTTTCATAATGCATACGAGCATAAACTGATTCAACATATTCTCTAGCTTTTTGGTCTGATTCTAAAACTATTTTTTTACTATTAACAAAAGCATCATCAACATTTCCTGCAAATGCTTCTCTAATGTATCTAAGGTCACCGTTAGTAAATCTTTCTACTATCTCATCTAAACTAATTTGTGTCATACCTGTACGGTGAAACTGTGCTAGTTCTTTAACTAATGGGTCTTTCTCTAATATAAATAAACCTCTAGCCCAACCTTTATCAAAACCTTCTATATCAGGACCTGTAGGTCTGTTTACATATTTCCAATATCTAGAACGTTCAGGGTCTACACCTAACCAACCACCGTGACCTACAGACATAGATGCTATATGGTCATAATGATGAGATGATATATTACCTGTAATGTCATACATTCCTTTACTAAATCTATCTTGAAACTTTTGAAATGCTATAATTGCTTCTTCTTCATCACCTTTGATTTTTGTAACAGTTTTCAAAAGTTTACTTCTTTCTGCAGGTGTTCTACCTAATACCCAACCCATCCATGACAATGGGTGATAAAATACTGAATCTAAATTAGCAGATGCCATACGTAATTGTTCTTCACCTATAACACGTGCTGTCCATGCAGGACGTAACAACACTAATGGTTTCCATAAACTTTGCATAATCCCACTAGAAAGTCTAGTGATAGCTGCTTCTTGTAAAGATATAGCATCTTCTATATATTCACCACGCTTAGAAACTCTTGTTGCTTTAGCTACAAAACCTTTATAAAACAAATCCTCAATAGCTTCTAATCCTTTTAATGAACCGTGAGCAACATCATCTAATTCTCTTTTTACTCCTAGTTCTATAGCACGTGCTAATGGTTTGTTCATAAATTTTTGTACACTTGCTGTATCTGCTAAACCTAATGTCAATACTTTTCCTATAAACGTACGCAGAGGTCCAACAAGTTTTATAAAAGTTCTAATATCAGGCATTGGTATAAAACCTTCTGATACATACTCTGATATAAGCTGAGCAGTAGGTTGTGATATAAATATTTCTTCACCATTAACTTTTAATGATTTAAATTTTTGACCCGGTATTATCTGACCTGTATTAATACCTATACCTTCTTTTTGTCCTAAAGTAACAAAATATTTTCTAGTTTCATCAACTGATGCCCACCATTGTTCTACACCTTTTAATACTGACTCAGGTATTCCTGCATTTTTTAAACTATCAGTAATTTCGTTAAGCACACCTGTACCGGCAGGGTTATTCCATATATCAACAATAGTGTTAAAGTTATCAACAAAGTTTAAGTCATCAGTCACAGCTTGACGTGATGCCATCTCTGCAATTCTATCTAATACTTCATCTTGTTTCTTAATAGATACATTTGCAAACTTCATCCATTCTGATAATTGTTTATATGTTCTATCTAGATTTCTAACTTCTAATTTTTCTACAGGAAATGCACTAGCTAACATTTGTCCTAATGCTGTACCATCTGCACCTAAAGACCTAACTGCAGTTGCACTACCTACATCAAAACCATATTGAAATCCTTTACCTTTAGCAGCAGAATATAAACCACCTGCAACTCTAGTAGGTACTGCACGTGTTAATAAAGAAGTAGCATCTAATCTATGTTTAATTGATGTACCCATATGTGGTACAAGTAAATCAATAACTTGTTCAGGTGTATCTGCTTTTTTAATTGCACCATACAATGCAGCAGTACCTTCATACTTTAATAATGCTTGTATTTCACTATGTGTTTTAGCATTAGCTAAGTATTGTGCGATACGATATCCTGATTCAGATTTTCTAAAGTAATCATTAAGTGCAGGTTTATTAATTAAACGTCTGTACATTGTATCTACTAATCCTGCAGAACGTGCTGCACCTAAAGCCTCACCACTTTCTATAAAACCTTTTGTATATACTGAAGGTGCTTTTTTAACTTGTGCTGCTAACTTTCCGTAACCTGAACCTAGCCATAATCCGGGGTCTGTACCTAATCTCCATGCACCATCAAATATTGTGGACATTAATTTAAATTGCCAATCGTCCGGTTCAAATAACTCAACTGCTATGTTTCTACCAATAGACAGAGGAACTGTACCATTGTTAGTTGTGTAGCTACCAAAGTTAGCAACTTCTTCTCTGTAGTCACTTGTTATAGGAGCACCCATTTCTTCTTGTAATCTTTGTCCAACAATATTAGGGTCAGCACCCATACCTACTAACTGTTTAAATATTTCAGTATCTTCTGCCTTTTGACTTTCTCCTAATATTCCATCACCAAGATTTACTTTTTCTCCGGCTTTCATTTTGTTAATTGCTTGTACAAATGGTGTATCAGGTTGTGCTCTGTAATAATTCATTACGTCATCAGCATATGAAGGGTCAAGAGTACTCATAGCACCCCAAGCTAATATATTCCATGGCTTCATACCTCTATCCATTAATGCCATAGCATTTGCTTTATAAGTTTTATCTATAGAGTCTGCCATTGATTGCAAACCGGTAAAAGCCATACGTAATGCAGACTTACCTGCTTCTTTAAACTTTGATTGTTCCTCTGCTTCGTTCTGTAGCCACTTATCTACTATTGCGTCCCACTCAGGTCTATTAGGGTCTAATCCATATAATGATGCACCAACAATAGTATCGGTAGGTAGAAAGCCAAATGATACAGAGTTTTCTTGTAACCGAGATGTAAATTGTGGATTTTGAGATACGTAGTTTCTAAATGCTTTACGTTTTGCATTTTTAGCTTCTGCTTGTTTTGCAGCTTTATCCTCCATCCATGGAGGCATGTGATAGAACAAAGCCATTATATATTCTCTTGTCTAGATACTTGTCCTCGTCTAGTTAGTGCTGCAGTTTCGTAACTTGGAACAATAGCATTTATTTCTTCTAATAGTAAATCTACATCATCAGCAGATAATCCATTTTTCATAGATAGTGCAGGACCAACTGCAGGAATACTACTGCTTACAGGAATACTTCCACCGGTGCTTGGTCCGAATGCATCAGGTAAGTTCATTACTTGTGCTGCTGCATTTTCTTGTGCTCCTGAAGGTACTACACCTTGTTCTGCTTCTTTAGCTAAAGGTGCTCCTTGTTGTTGTGCTACAAAACTAGCACTTTGACCTGTAGGGTCACCTGCTGCTCTAGGAATATTTTGTACAGGTTGTGTATCGTATGACGGTCTTCCACCTGCTACAGGGTTGCTATCTCTTGTTCTTCTTTTAGCCATTTATATCGTCCTCTTGTATAAATTCTATTCGTATAAAACCTAATCCCGGAAAATGTATTTCAGGTAATTGAAAGTCACCTTCTACTGTTTCGTTGTAGGTATCTAATTTAGCTTGATGCTTAGCCATTATCTGTTCGGCAACGCTAACATCATATCCAAATTCTTTATATATAATTTCGTTAAACTTGTCCACCAACACCTCCAAATGCTTGTTGAACACTAGGCAATCCACCTTGCTGTGCCATAGCAGCAGCTTGCATCATTGCTTGTTGTTCTTCTTGTGCTTCTTGTTCTGCTGCAAAGAAATCATTTAATATATTTACCATATTTTTTGGTTCTTTATATATCTGACTTAATGCATTCATTGCTTGCATGTTGCCCTGTTGTGCTTGTGCAAGTAAAGAATCAAACAAAACTCTTTCAGCTTTTTCTTTTGTTATTCTGTCATTTATCAATTGCAAATTATCAAGACCGTCCATTTCTTCTTGCATGGTTTGTCTGTCGATAATACCCGCTTGCAATAATTGTAAACCTGTAATAATTTTTTGAGGTTCATCAAAGCTAGCCATAGCACCATACTTACGCACAGTTTTATATGCACCTTTGATATCTCTATCAGGTGTGTAGTTTTCTTCAAATATGCTACCTCTGTATATTCCTGATATTGTTCTTTTAACATTACCGAACATAAGCTCATCATATTCAAGTCGTTTCATATCTACTTGTTCTAAAGCATTTCCTAATATTGTGTGATACTCACGAACTATTGCACCAACACCACTTTGTAATTCTTCTAGTCCTCTACCTGTTACAAATGAGTTTGGTGAGATAGCGTCATCTTGTACCGGATATCCGGCTACGACTCGCAATTGTCTTTCAAGACGACTTACTTGGTCAAACAACTGATAAGGCAGATTGTTCACCGGCTTTACAACTTGTGTACCCGGAGATAGGTAATTTATTGCGTGCCTACCTTTTCTATATTGTCCTGACTCTAACTCACCAATCACATTTGTTTCGGTAAATACAGCATCTTCCATGGCAATAACAGACATAATGTTTATCTTTGCCATTGCTGACATTAGACCGATTACTTGGTCAAATTGACCCTGTAATTTATCAAAGCTAAATCTTTTAGCCACAACGAATTGCGGACCTGATTTTAATGGATTAGGAATAAAATCCAATATTCTTTTTGCACCTGGGTGTACTACGTATGTACCTGTATCTTCCATATACTCTACAATGACATCTCCACCTTTTTGTGTTTCCCATCTAGGTTCGTCATTAGAGTTCATATTGCCTGTACCTACTAACATTGTGCTACCGGCTTTACGTCTATTTTTACTATCGTAATATGGTTTTAATTCAGGATACATTTTAACTAATGTTGGTGGAGGTACTCTACGTATAACAGCTAACTCTTGTGGTTCTTGACCTACACCATAGTAACCCGGATAGCAATCATAAGGGTCACGTAATCTAGCACATGGATATGGAACTCCACCCGGTCCATATTTTGTTTCTATTGTCCATACTGCAAAACCATAACCCGGTAGCCATCTACCTACTTGTGGTAATTGCATATCTAGTTTCTGATGTTCGTCATAAGAATTAACAATACGTTCTAATTTATCTCGTCTATCTTTAGCTCTTACGCTATCTTTATTAACAGCTAAAGGTATTTCAAGATTAGGAACTCTACCTATCTTTTGTGCAATTCTATCTAACGCAGATAAAAGCAAGTTAGGTGCAGGTAACTCTCCTTGTGATGTATCAGCAGTATTACCTAGCAATTCTCTTATGCCGTCTGAACCACCATTTAATATATTTCTAAATCTGTTTCTATCAGGTAAAGCTCTGTCGTGTAAATCATATAGCTCAGAAACTCTATCTATGATGTTATCTATTTTCATTTATCTCCAAGGTACTTCATTCCAAGTTGATTCGTTATAACCAGAATAACTTGGCTCGTAATCATATTCCATGTTAGCATAAGAAACTTTACTTAGTCGCCTAATAACTTTCATAGGAAACCAACTAGCCATAACTATGTCGGAAACGTGTTTGTTTTTAGATTGACCTTTGCTAGCAAAATATACTAACTGTTTTTTATATAAATCTACTTTGATTTGTGACTCAGCATTCTTGTAAGGTAGAACAACTTTTCTATCTTCAAACAAGTTAGCCATAGCTGTAACACCAAATGCAGGGTCCCATTTGTTTTTGTATGTTTCATGTCCTTCTAAAATAATGCCTCTTTGGTTGCAAAAATCTTTTATACGTGTATCTTGTCTAATAGCTTTCTGAAAGTTGTTTTCTTCAATTACCCAATGATACAATTCATATCTCTGATTCCATTCTTGTATAACTCTTAATGCTTGGTCTATACCACCACCATGTTGATTGTCTATATCTACTAACACCATCTTGAATGGTTCATAAGTAACTGCCCATAACACAGCAGCTTGATACCCTGTAGCAGCAGGGTCTAATCCTGCAACTAAATAAGAATTTTTAGGTATATGCCCTAATACTTTTTCGTAATCTTTACATTCCTCTATATCGTCCGGATTAAATATTGTTAAGCCACCTGCAACTGTTTTATTAAGATATACCATTTCAAATCTAGCTAAACCACCTGTAGTCATAGAGTCTTGCTTTCTACCCTCTAACCATTTGAATGTTCTAAAACCTGACCATAACATACAATCTAAATGTGCTTCGTAATCTTCTGTAGGTAACTGACAACTACTGTCATGAGCTTCTTCTACTATATTTTCCCATGCTTCGTTATTTAACAATGAACTATACAAATCTTCAGGGTGCTGTCTAGAACCAATTACTACTATTGCCGTGTGTTCCTCTTTTCTTGACCCCAAAGTTGTAGTCCACCAATTCTTTGTATGTTCTCTAGCTGAGGGTTGCACAGTAGAACTGTGGTCCTCAATGTCGTCTGCAATAATCAAATCGCAGTCCCTTGATAATATCTTACCACCTCTACCTATGCCGACCATAGTAGGAGATTTAATTCCTGATACTGTACGAGTTGCTACAGTAAAGCCTGTTTGTGACCAAGACTTACCTGTACGTGTTGCGGGTTTAAAAGCACCACCCGGTCCACAAAAATCTTCTATTAGTTTTTCATTTGTTTCTAGTTGGTCTAATACAGATGCTACAGAGTTCTTAGCAATATCTTCGTTACCACCTACCCACATAATACGTATGTTAGGATTTTTACAGATTTCCCAAATACAAAAGTGTATAAGTAGCTCTGTCTTGCCATGTCGTGGAGGACTTAATATCTGTAGCTGTCCACCTTCTTTAATAGCTTTCAAAATATTCTTAATCCAATTTGTATGAAAAGGTGCTGTTATAAACGGCTTGCCTTTCTCTGTCAAGAAATAACGCTTACGAAACTTAGAAAAAGATTTTAACGAATCCTGTGCTTCTTTTGGTACTGACCACTCGGATTGTTCCATCTCACGTTGCATATCTTCTTTATATGCTGCAAACATTCTAGACACGTGTGCTACAGTACACTTCATATCTTCTGATACTTCTGCCTGTGTTATTCTTTCTTGTGCTAAATCTCTTGCATATCCTAGTTCTATAAATTTTTCATAAAGAGGTCCACGCCTAGGACTTGTTCTGCCGTCTTTGTCCTTAGAGAATGTAGGGGATTTATTTATTTCTTTTTTCTCTACTACGTATTCTTTGCCAAGTTCTTTAGCTCTCTGCACACGCTTGTCCCTGTTCCATTTGCATTGTTTGGAGCAATACTTTCTCTGTCCTTTTGGCAGGGGGTTATCGCAGTCCGGAAGTTCACATACTATATTTGGCATATTTAATTTTAATACTACAACATCTTGTGTTTATATGCTACAATCGAATTGTAACTTATGTTACTTCACGTTCATAGTTATGCCTCCTTTCGCCAAAGGACCTCTAGAAATAGAGGTTTTTTGGTTTAAGGGGAAAAAAAATTTTTTTTTATAGTAAGGTAATGTTATGGCATTTAGAAAAGATATATACAATAAATTAGATAAAGAAGACAAACTAAATTATGGAGTATCTGCTGATACACAACCAAGTATACGTACTAGAAAAAAACCTAGTGAAGATATAAATAGTTCTGAATCATCTACACCTACATGGAATTACTCTACTTTATATAAAGCTAAGAAAAAAGGCGCTAAGTAATTTCACTTAATTCTTTAATCTGCTACAGTAAGTAGATACAAATATTATTTATCTAGTAAAAGGAACAGGTAAAGACGGGACCGGGACTCGAAAAGCTAAGGACACGTGGGAGTGTAAACTAGAAAGGCAAACTTAGTACCCAAGACCTTTAAACAATAAATAATCAAACTTCCTTTTTTATATGCCCGCTCACGCCCAAACCCATTCAACACGAGAAGGTAGGACAAGGACTATAGCGTTAGTTCCTTTTACTCTCTTTCCCAACTTAACTGTTGTAGTCCTTATCCTCCCTTTTTAAAAGAAAGGATTTACCAATAATATCTAGAGGTATAACGTTACATAAGAAGTGCCACCCTACATTAAACCCCGACTTTACCTGCCCGTGATATACGTGCGGTGAAAGGTTTGCAGGTTTTTCGTATTATGATTTGTTTTACAGTATTTGTTATCTTCATTGTGTAGTGTTGTCTGCATTTGTCCTTATTTGAAATACACCCCCCCTCTGTTGATATTGTTTGTCTTGTATTGTCTTATGTTTGTGTTCCCTTGTCGTGTATCGTTGCAAAGTGTATCGAACATTGATATGTTATCGTTTTGTGTTCAACTTCGTTGATTGGATATATAGATTGCGTGAATGATAGCATAATTTCTAACTTGTCAAGTTCCCTGTATCCTCCCTAAAGGGCACCCCCCATCTCACTATGACAACCCCATAAATCATGCTTATGTTCGCAATTGTTATAGTTAGTTTATAGGTAACTAGCGTGTTTAGAAAGGTTGTGTTTATGCCTAAAGATAAACCAATCGCAGAGGGTAAAGGTAAACGTAGTAGTGACTATGGTGCTTTTAAATCTGCACAACGTATCGCAGGAACTTCACTTTATGTGTTCTTCCTCAAATCTGCAAATGTAACTAAAGCTAATCCTCAAGGATTACGTAGATACACTGCATTTCTCTTAGATAGTACAGATACTACAGGTACTATTAAGAAATTCACTCAATTTCAAGCACTTGACAATGTCACAAAGTGTTTTGACTTAATTGAGTTGTTATCATCTAAGGACGTTACCATGAACAAAAATGGTACAGTTCCTAAAGCCCTACTCAACATAGTTGGTAAATCTTCTATGATGAGTGAGTTTCTAGATGGGTAACGTTTCATACGTTGTAACAATAAGGGGTGGCTTACACAAGTCATCCCTTTTGTTTCGTAAAGATTTCGTAATTGATTGTGATGATGAGAAACTTGCCGAATTATTAGCAGTTTCAAAATTCTATGAGTATTCGATAAGTAATCCAATACGTAAAATGTTACTACGTAAAGCAAAAATTCATAGTGTTACAACACACTAAGATTAGGGGGGGTGTATCCCCCTCTTTTCTTTTATATCGTGTCTAGTTAGCTAAAAAAACAAAACACCTACGTAAAGTCCAGACATTACACGAAGTACCATGCACGCCCACGACTCAGTAGTAATTAATAATATCGCTATAACTTAACTGAAAAAACACCACTATGATTTGGAGAGAGTAGATTGAAAGTTCTACCAATTTTCTTTTTCTATATACAGAAAGCGAGGTAATAACATATGGGTGTAGAAGATGTAGATACAGGTAAGCATAAAATCATTTGTGATATGTGCAGACTAGATGAGATGTATAAGTTGTATATGCATAGTAATGTCAAGTCACACATACACTACTGCATGGAATGTAGAACATGTGGTTATAGAGCAATTAAGAAACTTAGTGCGAAAAGAGGACTATGAATTTCTATCGCTTTAATTTAATTAGCTGAAAAAACACTACTATGATTTTGAAGTAGTAGCTTTGGGGTAGCTCAAAAGATTTTTTTATATTTCTTTTTAGCATATTGTGTTAGTTATTCATAGTAAGAGAGGAGAGTATATGGGTAAGAATTACAAGACAAGTAATAAACCTTACATGGGAATGAGAGGTATGAGTTTTGATAATCCACTTGCAGTTAAGGACTATCAAGCGTATCCCAAATCATGTAAGTTTTGTCAATCCAATACACGTAGCAGAGATTACATATGTTATCAATGCAAACGTGATGGACTTGACAACATGAGTGAGAAAGCTGAGGTACTAGCGAATGAGAAAGGTTACACATTCGATAGTCCTTCAGGTCGTATGATTGATACAGATGAGATGCTAGAACGTTTCCACAAAGGTTGGATTGAATTGGGTGATGGCTCACGAGTTGAGGTTACACAAACAGCAAGAGAACTGTATAACTCACAAGAGATGAGAGAGCGTAAGCGTAGGCAATACATCTTAAGAGAGTTAATGAATGCGAAATACTGTAAGAGGATAAATGGTTGCAAGTTCAAGCCATTTACAGGAAGCGAGTGCAAGTGTTTCGGAGATGAGGAAGAAGCGTAATGGAAGAAGAACAACTCAGATGTGATTGTAGAAAATCTAAGGTAGATATTGATGCAGGTATCTTGATATGTATGTCATGTCTAGAAGATGTAATCAACAACAGGTTAATGAAAGAACGTAAGTTCAATGACCATAATCACACTTATGGATAAACGATAGTGGCTAGGTGCTACACTCTAACAAGCATAAAATATTTCGTAGCACCACCCACTATGCAACGCTGAGTGCAACTCTCTCACTCAGCAAAGTGCTATCTATTTCCTTATTGGTAGGTAGCACGATAGGTGATACAACATAAAGTAAAAGTAAAAGTGCATTTGTACGTGCCAACGTATTGCCTATCGTGATACCTATAAATAACGCAAACACATAGCTATCTACAAGTAAGGTTAGGTTCTACACAACCCTGTTCAATCCTAACAACTGAACGTAGGTAGCTTGTAGCACATACGCTTTCTGCAGAAAGTAAAAAACAGTAACTCTATGAGCCAATGTGTGTGTTACAAGCTATCTATGAAAACAAACTGCGAGTATTTCCTGCTTAGTTGCAAATGAGTAGGAAGTTGTACTGAAGGTATAACAAGTACTGACGGCATCTTGTTTAAATGAGTAGGTAGCTTGTAGCGTATGGGATTTGGTGTTCATTCATGCACCCCCCTTTGCCTGTACGCTACAAGCTGTCTATACGAAAGGAGAGTTATGGCAGAAACACAAGAAGAAAAACAAACACCCGACATAATATCGTACATTCATTGTCGTGATTGTATGACAGATTGGGCAGAGTTGAAAGATGCAGGTACAGGTATGTCACCTGCTGAGTTTCAAGACAACGAAGTAGGATTTACACCTACAGGTGTGCAAGTGTGGTGCAGAAGACACGACAAGAACGTAATTAGTTTTGACTTGTCTAAGGTAGATGTATCAAACCCTACAGGTAAAGTAATATCACAAGCCATGAAAGGAGAGTGTGAGTGCTGTGAGTGAGATATACGAATTTGTAAAGCATGATGTAAAGAGTGATGAAAACGACTTGGTAGTTGATTTCCACTTTACACCTGAAACAACACAACAAGAAGCTGTTGAGATTGTAGATAAGTTGGTACAACTAGCTGACAATAACGAGAAGTTTGACAAGCTAACAGGACACAAGCCAACGTTATATGCAGTATCTCAATTTAGAGAGGACTTAACAGATGAATGAAGCATGGTTAGTTATACCTAACCCAATCAAACACAGACAAGTTGCAAGAGTAGAAGCACACATGTACTACGAACAAAACAAGAAACAAGCACAGGAGATGGGCTTTGAGTTCATATCACAGTTAGTTGATAGTGACATACCTGATGACTTGTGGATATGTGATTGGGCTTGTAACAACAGTATTGATGCAACACAACCAATCAATCTTAGTTGTACGATTGATGACTTGGAAAGTATCAAGAAGGAAGCAGATGCAGGGCAACCTATCTCAGGTGGGTACGCTTTGTGTGGTAAATGTTTCCAAGAAATGAAAAGCAAGTATCCCGAATACTTCAAACGCAAAGTAATTTGTGGTTGTTGTAGAACGGAACAGAGTAAAGAAAGCGAGGTTATGTTATGAGTAATCGTAACAGAAACAACAGTAACAATAATGGTGTTCTCAATGAGGAGAGTGCTCAAACACGTAAGATAAAGAACTATCAAGCGTTCATAACTATTGCGTATAAGGAACCACCTATACAAGAAGTGAATGTACGTGCTAGGTCTATAACCGAAGCAACAGCAAAAGCATTGGAACTAGGTAAGCAGTTCATACAAGCAGACATTGTTAATGCTCAACAAGAGATAATGTTTCAACTTGTAGAGAGATACAAAGAAACAAATGAGCTTGACAAGGAAACGTTACTAGAGTTTGCTAAGGCACAACCAAATCAAGATGACTTTGACATCAATGGTATAGTCGTAGCAGAAAAAGAAGCAGTTACAATTCATGCACACGCAGAAGATGAACTAGCAAACAAAATGCATGAAGACATACAATCGTTCTTACGAGAAGTAGATGATACAAAGAAGGAGGAAGAATGACACAGATAGGTGATTTGATAGGTAATCAACTCAATGATATGAATTACATACCTGAGGTTGAGCCAAAAGATTACATGGTCATAGTGGGTTTTGATAACTCACTCACAAGTAAGATATTCAAGGACAGCTTGAAAGACATGAAACAAGAAATGGTAGATGAGAAATTGTTACCGAATGCTGATGTAGTTGATGACAAGTTCATAGAGAAAATGGCTACCGACTTCAGTAGCATGACATTCAAAGTGAATGCTAGTTCTACACAAGAAGCAATCTCACGTGTGATGAACACAATGAGTTACGCTATGTATATGGACGGCATCACTAAAGGTCTTAAGTTGTTTCACAAAGTAGCACAAGATGTGTTTAGTGGTAATGCACCTGATAACATACAAAAACAATTCGAAGGTATGTTAGATGATGACAAGATAGAACACATAACAAAGATGATGATGCTAACTAACTTAAGTATGTTCAAAGACTTAGTAGATAGTAGCAACAAGACAGCAGATGATGTTGTATCAATGGGAATGCCAAGCGTAACAAGTATCATGTGCGTAGAGGAAGGCAAAGAAATGTCTATGTTCAAGATGCCTTCAAGTGAAATGGACAGAGTAGCTAACGCAGTTAATCAAGTGTTAGACAAACTAGATGAGGAGGAATAACGTGGCTAGTAAAAACATAGTCAAGAAGTTCAGGGGTAGAAAAGTTCCTGAATACATTACAAGTAAATCTCAACTAATCGCATGGGCATTGTTGATTAGTCGTAAGCAGAACAGACCTATCACAAATGGTGAGTTTGTATATGACTTACGTTGCATTCGTTATGGTGGTGTGATACACGACTTACGTAAGAAAGGTTGGAGTATCGATACTACTAACGAAGGTAACGGGAAATACACATTCAAGTTGGTTAAACAACCTGTGGCTTTAGGTCATAGTCTTGCATACCAACTTATTATCGGAAAGGAAGGACAGAATGTCTGAGTTTGATGACATCTTCATAGAAGGTGAGGACTTGACAATGGTAGATACAAAACAAATCGCCATTACAATTGATGTACTTAAGGTACTTAACGATGCTGCGAAAGACAATGGCTACAACCAACAACTTGTAGATAAGTTTTTCGAAGATGTAGATAAACGCTTCCCTGCGTATCTCAAAATGTATATGAAACATGCACACAAAGAAGGTGTGCCATGCGAAGTACATATGAGAACTATATGGGAATGCGTATTGCTAGACCAATCAGATGCGAAAGGTGAAAAGGTTAAGACAATTAATGTCAAAGTGGATATCCCACTAGAGATGTTCGAGAGCTTACCTAACACACCTGTTGCATATGCACTAGCAACTAACTATGCAAGTATGGATTTGGAAGAAGTAACCAAAGACATGCTAGAACAAATCAACTCTTACCTCAAGAACGAGGAAGAATAAACAAAACAAGAAAGCGAGGATAACATGAGCGAGAGCAACTGTTGGACACTAGCCGAACAAGTTATCGGCAATTCAGACAGAGTGTTACTCTATGGCGTACCTGGTACAGGTAAGTCATACCAAGCAACACTCTACAACCTAGAAGAAAAACAAGAAGTAGTATCTACTACTCTTACAGAGGACGGAAGTGCTATGGAACTCAGAGGACATTTCATACCAAATGAAGATGGAAGTATGTCATGGTTACATGGTACAGCAATAAACGCATGGTTGAAAGGTGCTAGATTTGTGGTTAATGAGATTGACCATGCCTCTAGTGATGTGCTTACGTTTCTCTATTCCATACTAGATGACAAGCAGTTCGCAGGTATGACATTACCTAACAGAGAACAAACCTTTGTCAAACCTAGTAAGGGTTTCAACGTAGTAGCAACTATGAATGGTAGTCCTGATAGCTTACCTGAAGCGTTAGCTGATAGGTTTCCTGTCAAGATTAACATAGACAAGATACACCCAAGTGCATTGAAAAAGATACCTAAGAAGTATCGCAAAGCGTGTGAAAGTATGTCATTGATACAAGATAGTGCAAGGCGTACAAGCATACGTGCATGGGCAGAGTTCAATAGATTGTCTAAATTCATGACAGAAGAAGATAGTGCAAAGGTTGTGTTTCAAAGC